GAACGGCGATGCTTCACGTTCCGGCGAACACTCGGAACGGAACGGTCATTGTCAAGATTCAGCATTCCACGGATGATGTCACATTCGCTGATCTAGTCACTTTCGCAACGGTTGCCATAGCAACCACGACCTCCGAGCGCGTCATAGTCGCCTCGGGAACAACGGTGAACCGATACCTCCGGGTCTCTTACACCGTCGCCGGATCATCTGGCGCAGCAACCATCGCCGCAGCATTCGCTCGGCGCTACTGACCCTCAGGAGGGAACAATCATGGCATTCCGTCACGGTAAAAACGCTTCATTCAAGGTAGACAACTCCGGTGGAACACTCACCGACATTTCCGTTTACCTTGACAACATCAGTCTCCCCCGGTCAATCGAGACCGCTGAGACCACGACCTTCGGCGTTGCCGGAGGCGCAAAGACCTACGTCACCGGTCTGAACGATTCCACGGTTTCGATCTCAGGAAAGTTCGACGCTACCCTTGATGCTCACCTCGTCGGCATCTTCGCTCAAGAAGCGACCGTTTCGTTTGAGTACGGACCCGCTGGCACAACGTCCGGATACGTGAAGTTTACCGGTGAAGCGATCATGACAAAGTACGATCTTGGTTCGCCTGTCGGTGATGTCGTGACGTTCTCGGCTGACTTCCAAGTCACCGGTGCGGTCACTCGCGACACGTTCGCCTAATCTAAGTAATGCAACCGTGACCCATCGTGGTCCCAACGAAAGGTAGTGGCCCTGTGTCCATTCGCGATCAAATCATTGAATCATCCGACATTGAATCCGAGATGGTTGAAGTTCCCGCATGGGGAGTGACCATCGAGGTACGTTCAATGGATGGTCGTACACGACTCAACATGATGTCTGCCGTTACCGACGGTGATGGTCTCGTCGAGATGACGAAACTTTATCCTGACATGATCATTGCTTGCGCTCACGATCCTGAGACAGGCGAACGTATTTTCAATGAGAATGATCGAGACTTGCTGCTATCGAAGTCCGCTGGCGCTCTTGAACTAGTCGCCTCTGCTTCAATGCGCGTTTCTGGTATGGCCGCTGCCTCGGTTGATGAATCGGGAAAAGATTCCTCTACGAAGGAGAACGACGATTCATCTTTGAATTAGCAGAACGTCTCGGTCGAACGGTCGGTGAGTTGCTTGATGGCTCACCGGCCCATCGCCCGATCACATCTGCTGAGATCACCGACTGGGCTGCGCTTTGGTTGTTGAGAGCAAGGGAAACAGAAGAAGCACGTAGACGATGAGAGGTAGCGACTAATGGCAGTTCAGTTTGACATCGTAGCGAAACTACGCGCCGACACTAAACAGTTCATAACAGGATTGAAGTCTGGTGAGGCTGCGTCTACGAGTTTCGCTACCTCTGTCGGCGGAGCCGGTAATGCCGTTGCGCTCGGGATGGCTGCTGGTGTTGTTGTCGCTGGTGCTGCCTTGATGAAGTTGGGGGCGTCTTTCAACGAAGCTTACAAAGAAATACGTATTGGAACCGGGGCAACCGGCGATGCCTTGAAAGACCTTGAAACCTCTTTCAAGAATGTCTATTCGTCAACTCCAGCAAGTATGGCCGAAGTAGGAATGGCGATTGCGGATATCAACACCAAGCTGGGTCATACAGGACCGGTGCTAGAAGCAAGCGCAGAGCAGTTCATCAAACTCTCAAAGATCACAGGCGACGACCTGAAAGGCAACATCGAGTCGGTTTCGATGGCGTTCAAGAACTTCGGCGTAAGCGCAGAGGATCAGGGTGGCAAACTCGACCTTCTGTACCGTGCCGCACAGTCTTCAGGTCTGAGCGTTGCCGAACTCTCAGATGAACTTGCGAAAAATGGCGTGGTCTTGCGTCAGATGGGACTCGACTTCGACGAGTCCACTGCGATAATCGGGACGTTCGCAAAGTCCGGCATGACCGCAGCCGACGTTATGCCGGGCCTCGCTTTCGCTATGAAATACGCCGCCAATGAAAGCAAGAAAGCCTCCGACGTATTTGCTGAAACATTCCAAGCGATCAAAGATTCTCCAGATGTTATGTCCGGTGCCGGAATCGCTGTCGAGGTATTCGGTGCGAAGGCTGGACCGAAACTTGCCGCTGCGATCTCCGAAGGCAAGGTCTCTTACGAAGACTATATGCAGGTGCTTCAGGACGGTTCGGACACGATTCAAGGGTCATACAAGGATGTTGAGACATTCGGCGACAAGCTGACCATCATCGGAAATCAGATCAAGACATCTCTTGAACCGTTAGCGACCACAGTATTCCAAGGAATGAATAGAGCGCTCGGCCTCCTAATGCCGGTTGTGAGCGCAGCTACCGGCACGTTGAAAGCTATGGTTGATGCTCTGAACGCTCTGCCGGATCAGATCAAGATCGTTCTTCCGGTAATCGCAACTTTGGTTCTCGCCATGAAAGCCTTTGCCGCAATGAGGACCCTTATGGTCTTCCTTCAGGCATCGTTCGTAAAAGGCTTCGCCGCAATGGCGGCATCCACCGGGCAGTTCGTCACTACGTTCCTGATGCAGATGGGCGTTTCAACGGCTGCTGCGGAAACCGCTGGTCTTGCGATTTACGCTGCGCTAGGTCCGATCATCATTCTTGCTGGTGCTGCGTTCATAGCGTTCACTATCTGGAACAAGAGCCAAGAAGAAGGCAAGAAACGAGCCAAAGAGTTCGGTGAAAGTCTCGATCAGCAGACCGGAGCATGGACAGATAACACTGACGCTGTTGTCAGAAATCAGATGCAACAAAAAGGCGTCATTGACGACTTGAATACTGCGGGCGTCGGGATGGAAACGTATCGCAAGGCAGTTGAAGGCGGAACAAAAAATATCATCAGTCAAACCGCCGCAAATAAACTTCGGACAGCAGGTCTCACCAACAATCTTCACGCTACCGAAGGCGGAACGGCAGCGTTCGCAGCCCTCAAGGAAGAGATGATCGACTCCGAAAATGCGGCAAACATTTTCATGGCGACACTCGCCGAACAGGGCAACCTGACCGCTGAAATAATCACGATGCTCACTGAAGAAGCAAAGATTTACGAAGAAAAGGCAATCGTCGTTCAAGCTGCTGCGGTTGCTACCGGTATCTCTAATGGCTTGACGAAGAAAGCTGCGGAAGTAGCGGCAGAAGCAGCTACAGCAAACACGATTCAGGCTAAGTCGATTCAAGATGTGATGGACAAGAATCTCGCAGCGACGAATCCTTTGTTTGCTGCCTTGTCCGCACAACGAGATGCGGCTGACGCTCAAAAGAAACTGAATGTACTGCGGGATGAAGGCAAGGTCGGTTCCGACGAATACAACCGGGCATTAGAGGATTCCATTAGAGCGGGCCTCTCATACGCCGATGCGTTGACGAAGATGGACGTTGCTCAGTTGAAAGGCGAAACCTCCTCTGAGAAGTTCCAGACGGCGATGGCCACGCTGACCAGACTGGGACTCAAGCCGACCGACGACGATATGAAGTCTTTGCGGGAGCGCATCGAGGCTCTCTACGGCCCGATGAACAGCCTGAAGGAACCGTCTGCCGCTTACACCGACATCCTAAACAAGATGAAAGTGGATGGCATGGACCCGGCGAAACTTTCTGCTGGGAAATATGGTGAGCAACTTGAGGCGCTTGCGTCAACCCTCGACCCGAACGATCCGTTGCGAAAAAACATCAACGACACGATGCTTCAGTTGTTTCTGATTGGGCAGATGAAACCAGTCGTTGATGTAATCGTGAATACCGACACGAAGCGAGCCGTCGACAAGTTGCGCGCTTTCTTGAATATTACCGCCGATCAACAGCTTACTCTAGGAGACCTGTGGGCTTACTCGCAGGCGTATCCAGACGCGCGAGCTATGGGCGGACCGGTTCAAGCAGGTCAGCCGTACATCGTGGGCGAGGTTGGTCCCGAACTGTTCATGCCCAGTGCTTCCGGGAGGATCATTCCGAACAATGCCTTAGGTCGGGCAGCCATGGCGGGATCTTCCGGGCCAAGTCCATCAAGTGCGTCTTATGCGATAAACGTCTCCGTCGCACCGACCGCAGACAAGGCGGGCATCGGGCAAACAATTGTAGAAGCAATATCAAGTTTTGAGAAACGATCCGGAACCAGTTGGCGCTCGAAATGACAGCAACAATCGCTGACGGCGTAGTTTTTACGGTCGAGATTGGGTTCTCCACGACTTCGGGTAATGGTCTGATCCCATTGGGCGGGAACCTTACCGATATCGTGTGGACAGACGTTTCCACTGCTGTCCGTTCGGTTAGCACGAACCGTGGGCGTTCTAACGAACTGGATTCGTTTACCGCTGGTTCGGCAAATATCGTTTTTTCTAACGCAACCCGCGCATTCGATCCCGAATATTCGGCTGGTCCGTACTTTGGGAAACTAACACCGGGTAGACCGATTCGCATTTCCGCACAATATGGTGCTGGCGCTACAACTCCGTTGTTCTTTGGGTTCATCGAGTCATGGGACCAGCAATACGTTCCTCCTTCGGATTCGGTATGCGTTGTGACGTGTTCGGATGCGTTCAAAGTTTTGAATCAACTTACGCTCCCGCACTATTGGGAATTTTATATTGGGACCCAATCGCCTAGCGCATGGTTCCGATTTGATGACGGCACGGAACCTGAACGAGCTTTTGATTCGGTAAACCAAACCCCAAGCGGTGTTTGGAGAGACAACGCAAACGCACCAGCCGTAGGTGTCGGCGGCTCGAGCTTGCTTGCAAACGATTCCTCTTCGTGCATCACGTTTGACGGGACAACTTATCTTGGGCTTCCAATAGCCAATTTTCCGTTCAACCTTTTTACAACAACTTTTTCTTTTGAATGTTGGATCTCAACAACCACCACGGATGACGGGCAATACGGGATTTTTCAAAAGGGAAATTCTGAAAGCACAATGGCTCTTGGGCTTGTTGTCTCTGGTGGGGTCGGAACCATTCAAGGTCACGTTGGTTTGCAGCCGGGCGGGATCGGACAAATTTCCATCAGTTCATCTTCCGTTGTTGTCAACGATGGGAATAGGCATCATCTTGCCCTTGTGTTTTTCAACGATGGGTTTGCGCCGGTACGGCGGGAACTGTGGGTTGACGGGGAGCTTGCAACAACCACCACGTCTTACGGGACCAACAGTTATTCAAATCCGGAAGCGACGGTTGGAAAACCTTTTTCGGGTACAGCGTTGTCAACGTACAATTTTCCTTTGTCTTTTGTTGGGTCCGTTGACGAACTCATTTTTTATTCAACCAAATCTTTTACGTCAACGGAACTTGTGGAACGTAGGCAAATCGGTCGCGGCGTGTATGGCGGCAACAATTTCGCTTCAACGCGCGCTGGGCAAGTCTTGAACATGGCGCAATGGATGACAGACGGGCGCGCTATAACCGCGCCGTCGGCATCTCATGTGCAAGCGTTCAACACGCAAGGCAAAACGGTTCTTGCTAGTTTGCAGGAATGTGAAGCAGCGGAACAGGGCAGATTGTTTATTGACGCTGAAGGGAAAGTCCGTTTCATTTCCCGCTTAGAACTATCGACAAGTAGTGCGTACAACGCACCGTCCCGTGTTTACGGTGACAGTACCGGGGAACTCCCATACCTTGACATCGCTTTTGTTTACAATGATCAGCTAATCAAAAACCTCGTGACTGTCAGCCGTGCAAACGGGGCGACAGCGACAGCGCAAGACATC